CAGATCAGTTTATGAGAGTATTAAAAGTATGTACTGATAAATTGTCTGAAGATCAAATTAAGTATGAAGATCTTTCTTTAAAAGAGGTGTAAAAAATAACTCACTTTTTGGCTAACTAAATAGAAACATAGAAATATTTTGGCCGATATAAGAAAATGCCTCTTAATAGATTAGAGAATTTTATCAAGAACATAGAGGGAAGGATACTCTATGTTAATCCTAATGATCTTGATTCAACAGATAATATAGAAAATGAAGGTAATTCATTAGCACAACCCTTTAAGACAATTCAAAGAGCACTTATTGAAGCTGCTAGATTTTCTTATATAAGGGGTAATAATAATGATATCATTGAGAAGACTACAATCCTTGTTTATCCTGGTGAGCATGTAATAGATAATCGTCCAGGATATTTTATTTACCCTAATGCAGGTAATCCTACTCAAGCAGATGTACGTTCTCCTAACGGAACAATAAATACGGCACAAAGTATATTAAATCTTAATTTAACTAGTAATTTTGATATAAATCAAGAAAATAATATTCTTTATAAGTTTAATAGTATACATGGTGGAGTTATTGTACCTAGAGGTACTTCTATTGTTGGTTTAGATTTAAGAAAAACAAAGATAAGACCAAAATATGTTCCACATCCAATAGATCCTGAGGTTCCTGATTCTGCAATATTCAGAATTACTGGTGCATGTTATTTTTGGCAGTTTACTATTTTTGATGGTAAAGAAAATCAACTTGTATATACAAATCCAGCTAGTTTTGAAGGAGATAATGATGTATCTACTCCTACATTTTCTCACCATAAATTAACATGTTTTGAATATGCTGATGGTGTTAATAATGTTATTGGATATGATAAAACTGATCTACAGATGTATTATGCAAAATTATCTAATGCATTTAATATATCTACTGGTTCAAGAGATATTCCAGATTTAGATAAGTATCCTGAAAATACAGATGGATTTGCACCTAGAAGACCAGAATATGAAATTGTTGGTGCATTTGCAACTGATCCTATTAATATATCTGATATTAAATCTGGAGATGGTAATACTCCATCTAGAACAATTACAGTAACAACATCTATTGAACATGGATTAAATACTGGAACTCCAATTAAAGTTGATAATGTAATTTATCAGACAAAAACAGATTTATTATATAATATCTCTACTACTGTACAATCAGTAATTAGTAAAACAGAATTTACATATTTAATACCAGAAATTCCAGCAGATTTTCCTGCTAGTGTATCTTTATATCCAGGACTTAGTGTTGCAAGTGCAACTGTAACTATTGAAACTGATAATGTTTCTGGTGCATCACCATATATCTTTAACTGTTCATTAAGATCAGTTTATGGTATGAATGGTATGAAAGCTGATGGTAATAAGGCAACTGGTTTTAAATCAATGGTTGTTGCTCAGTTTACTGGTATTTCACTACAAAAAGATGACCGTGCTTTTGTAAAATATGATAAACCTTCTAGAACTTATAAAGGTTTACCACTAGAAGAAATTCCATATGGATCTCAATTAGCTTCTCAATCATCTTCTTTAGATGCTGATAAAGTGTATCATCTAAATTCGGATGCCATTTATAGGACTGGATGGGAAACTACTCATATTAGAATGACCAATGATGCAATCATGCAGATTGTATCTGTGTTTGCTATTGGATATAATAGACATTTTAGTACAGAGTCTGGTGGTGATGCATCTATAACCAATGCTAACTCCAACTTTGGTCAGATATCATTAAACTCTGATGGTTTTAAAAATAAAGCATTTACAAAAGATAATGCTGCTTATATTACAAATATAATTACACCAAAAGCAAATGAATCTAGTGAATTTGATATTGATTGTTATAAATTAGCTGTTGTTGTAACTACTTCTACTATAGGTATTTCTAGTCATCTTTACTTATCAGGATATACTAATAAGAATGATAAACCACCTGTATTAATTCAAGGATATAGACCTGGATCTAAAGTTTCTGATACTTTATATCTTAGTAATACTAAAGGTTTAAATATTGTTTCAGCAACTATTCAAATGGTTGATAGTTTTGTTGGAAATGTTGCTGTTGGATCTAGTACTAGTAAAAAAACTTATGGTAGTACAATTCCAGATTCTAATAATATATTTACTATTGGATCTCATAAATTAACCACTGGTGAGAAAGTTAGAATATTAAGTCATAGTGCAGATTTGCCTGAGAATATTGAAGAAAATACTGTTTACTATGCTATTACTGATGGTGCTAATTCTATAAGGACAGATAGTATAACATTAACTGCTACTCAAATACAATTAGCGTCATCACTTACTGATGCTGAAAATGGATCGCCAATAACCGTTTATAAAGGTTCTAATCTTTATTTTGAAAGTAGGGTTAATGATAAAGATTCTGGTGATTATGGACATCCAATTCAATTTGATGATACTAATTCTCAATGGTATATTCATACCAATCCTTTAAGTGGAATTTATAATGCTCTTGTAGCTACACCTAATGATTATAAAGACGAGGATGAAACTGATACTGAATTACCTACATTTATTAAGAGGACAGAAGATGCAAGATCATTGGATGATAAACTTTATAAATTCCGTGTTGTAATACCTAAAGAAATATCAAATGGAAAAAATCCAGAAGAAGGATTTATTATTCAAGAATCTAGTAGTACTGGAGCAAGACAGGATACAGATTTTACTGCTACAACTCTTAGTATTAATGATTATGCCTTTGATAGAAATCCAAGGTTTATTAGTACTTGTTCAGAAGCAGCTTCTACTGTTACTGCAATAACTGATATACCTCATGATTTAAAAGTTAATGAGAAAATTGTTATTAAAAATATAAAGAGTACAACTAATACTATAGGTGCAGGTAACTCTGGATTTAATGGAACATTCCTTGTTAATGGTATTACTAATAGTACTACATTTACATACTCAACTGAAGATATTGATGGTAATGATCATAGTGTTGGTAATTTTACAAGTGATATTAATACAAGAACTACTGACCTTCCAAGATTTGAGAGAAATGATTTATTAAGTAATTTCTATATTTACAGAAATGATACTATAACTCCTTATATACAAGGAATACAAGATGGTATATATCATCTTTATGTGTTAAACGGTAGTAACCAAGTACCTGTTACCAATGGACAATTTGGTAATTTAAAATATAGTCAAAATGTAGTTGATCTTTATCCACAACTTGATAGGGATAATATAGATGATAATCCACCAGCATCAGTTTCTTCTGCAAAATTAAGTCCATTAGGAGATGTTGTTTCTAATGAGTTATCTAAGAGTATTACCAGAGAAACTGCTGATAAATTAATCAAAGATTTTGGTGTTGGTTTGAGAATTGATGCTGTTTCATCAACCAGTACTGCTGCTACTCTTACTTTTGATAGAGAGCATAATTATGGTGGAGTTGTGGATGGAACTCTTACTGTTGCTGGATCAAGTTATACACCAGGATCTGGTATTGCGACATACCATAACGTAAAAATGCTATATGATAGCACAGACCCAACTCCAGGATCTAGTACATGGACTGGTGTTACTGCAAATGTAACTATTGAGAATGGAAGTGTTAAAGCAGGTGGTATTAAGATTGTTGATAGTGGAAGTGCTGGTGCCACAGGTGTATTATATCTTGATCAAACAAAGATACCAACTAGTGGTACAGACGCACAGTTTACTATTGCTACCTCTGGAATTTCTACTAATATTGGTGATATTGTTCAGACTACTGGATTAGGAACAGAAAGTGATGGATATTATCATATCTCTGCAATTCCTACTACAAAGCAAATTACCCTTACAAAAGGATCTAATGATCCTGCTCCTGAAGTAGGTCAATATGCATTTGATATTTCTCCATTAGCAAGTATTCTTAGCACTAGTTATAATGCTACTACTAAAATTACTACTTTTACCACAAATAGTAATACACCACATGGTTTAGTAGTTGGTAGAAAATTTAGAGTTGCATCTAATGACAATAATAATCTTGGCGATTTTATTGTTACTAATCTTGATTCAAGTAATCCTACTACTAAATTTACAGCAGTAACTAATGCTGAGTTATCAAACCCATCTTTAATTTATAAGCTTGGGTTTACATCTAATAGTAATAATTCTGATAGTGAAAATGAGAATTTGGCATCTAGAGGATTAACCTTCTATGGTAGAGAAACTTTGAGTCTTGGTCAAGCAATTACAAGTCAAACAGCATTTAAGGTATCTGTACCTAGTTCTGGAATTGGAACTGTTTCTAGATTCCCATTAGGAACTTATATTCAGATTGATGATGAAATTATGAGAGTTGTATCATCAACTTTAGGTGGTTCTGCTAATGATGAAATAACTGTAATTCGTGGTTCTATGGGATCTGATAAAGTATCTCATGCTAATGGATCAGTCATTACAAAAATTAAACCTTTACCTATAGAATTCCGTAGACCTTCTATTCTACGTGCTTCTGGACATACGTTTGAATATCTTGGATTTGGTCCAGGTAACTATTCAACAGGTTTACCACAGGTTCAGGTAAGAACATTATCAGAAAGAGAAGAATTCTTATCACAATCACAAGAAAGATCTTGTGGTGCAGTTGTTTATACTGGTATGAATAGTAAAGGTGACTTCTTTATTGGTAATAAAGCAATTAATTCTGCTACTGGTAAAGAAAAGACCTTTGATGCTCCTATACCAACAATTGCTGGTGAAGATCCTGCACGTTTAAGTGTTATTTTTGATGAAGTAATTGCTAAAGAAAGGATTTTAGTTGAAGGTGGAAAAACTAATAAGATTCTATCTCAATTTGATGGTCCTGTTAAGTTTACTGGTGATATTACTTGTCAAAATATTACAATAAATGGAACTGCTAGGTTTAGAGGTGATATTGATTTTGATAAAGATGTAAACTTCCGTGGAGACACAACTTATAAAAATAATATTAAGTTAGAAGATGAAGTTAAGTTTATTGTTGGTGATGATGATGATTTAGAAATACATCATACTTCTGCTGTTAGTTACATTAAAAATACTACAGCAACACCTCTTAAAATTCAAAATGATTCTAACATTGAAATTTCAAAAACAAATGGAAATGCTTATGTTAAAGGAGTTGGAGATGTTACTACATTACATCATGGTGGAAGTGAAAAATTAGCAACTACTGCTGGTGGTGTTAATATAACAGGAACTACAACAGATGATGGTGCTACTCATGCAGGAAATGTATCAATAACTAGTGGTACATTATCAGTAAGTGGTAAAACTACTGCTACTGGAGGAGTATATATTCCTGATGATACTAAGTTAACATTTGGTAATTCTAGTACTCCAGATCTTGAGATTCTTCATAATGCAACTTTGGGTCATAATTACATAAAAGATACAGGAACAGGAGATCTTAAGATTCAAGGTTCTGCTGCAGTTGCAATCGAAGACCTATCAGGTAATGATAGTGCTGTTTTCTTTACTAGTGCTGGTGTAAATCTTTATTGGAATGGAGGAACAGATCCTGGTGTTAGAGTTTCAACAACAACTACTGGTGTTACTGTAGGTACTAATCAGAATAATGGTAATTTATTATGTTATGGTGATGTTACTGCATATACAACTTCTGATATAAATTTAAAGGATAATATCGTACCAATTCCAGATGCTCTTAATAAAGTGATTTCTATAAGTGGTAATACATTTACTTGGAAAGAGGGACATCCTGTAAATTCAGGTGATGATACTGGTGTTATTGCACAAGAAATTGAAAAAATTGGATTACCTGGAGTAGTTACTACCAGAGATAATGGACAAAAAGCAGTTCGTTATGAACGACTGGTGCCACTTTTAATTGAGGCAATCAAAGAACTTAAGAATGAAGTAGATGAATTAAAAAAAGGTAAGTAATTAATGGCATTACAATCATCAGGTGCAATCACATTTACTGATTTAGTAAATGAATTTGGAGCACCATATCCTAATGTTCAATATAGTGTCCCTTGGTTAAAATGGGAACCACAGACACCTTGGGTAAAGGCATCTCTAGGTGGTGGTGTTGCTACAGACCCCACAGTTTGGCCACAATTCATGAGGGATTATGCTTTTTATCCCTCCAATACAGAACCTTTGACTGGAG